CCCCACTTCTGGGGCTCTCGAGCGTAACTGCTTGCAATCCTGCACCCATTATCGTAACGGCAATGACGTTGACTAGGTTGACACGAACACGTACGCGTAGTGTTCCGATATCTCCTGGGATTTGCGAACAATATGTTGGCAATTCCCTGGTCGTGACCAGTCATTCGGCTGGGACAGCTTTGTCCGAGTCTTGTACTGATTCACACGGAAGGCCCGTTGTTGATTCAGGATTCGTCCTGGATTCAACTTCACGGAACCTCGTTCCCTTAGATGGGATCGGCACTTCTGCGGTCAGTGGTAACTATACCAAGTGTCAGGGGTTCATTCCCCAAGGACTCGAAAGTAGAGTTATCAGTCACCTTAGTCTTCCAACACTTCCTGCTGATACGAGCCAAATGACGACGATGCTTGCTAGGACTAATCCTAGTAGGCCCGAAGTTGTTCCGTTCGATCTTCTTCAGGATCTGGTGGATATCCCGCGACAGCTTAAAGATGTTGGAAAGCTTATCAAATCTCCTAAGAGTATATTGAGTGCGAAAGAGATCGCAAATCAATATCTCGGAACGAAATTTGGTTGGCTACCCCTCATCAAAGATGTTCAGGACCTGCTAGACCTAGGGTCTCATATCCACAGAAGATGTGGTGAGATCAATAGGCTCTATTCAGGCAACGGGATTTCACGTCGCACCACTTTTGCTGACCAATCAGTTGAATCGAGCCAACGAAATGTCACTGTGAACTCATTATCACATGCGACATGCATCGTTGATATCTCAACCTCTACGAGGCGGAGACAATGGGGGTCTTGTCGGTGGAAACCACTTTCAAGCCCTCGATATCGACCATCTGATGCGGAAGTTCTAGCCTTGGCCAAAAAGGTATCTCTGGGTTTAACCCCTGAGGGCCTTTTTCAAGGTGCATGGGATCTCATTCCATGGACCTGGGTCATAGACTGGTTCTCTAATGTTGGGCAGTATTCTATGACTGTTTCCAACACTATTCCCGCAGTGTCATCTTCGGCATGTATCATGACGGAGACTCACACTAGTGAGACTTATTCTGTCGTCTCAGTCTCTCCGAGCCTGAGCGGCGGAGGTGGTGCAGCTTCCAAGAAGTCCTTGCGTAGGACTGCTGGGTCGCCTGCCGTTTCTGCCTACGTCCCCTTCTTGGGGGCGTCTCGACTGTCCGTACTTTCTGCTTTGTTCGTTCAACGATTCAAGTAGTTTGTTGGACGTTACAACAGAAGGACGAACTACCGATGCTTGGAACTACTCTTACTATTACGCTTGACGGTTCCGGTGGAACTGCCAAGGTACTTCCCTTGATTAACCAAGATGGGTACTCATCGGAATATTTTCTCGATGAAGGGCTCATCACGTACCGGACGAAAGTCCGGCACTCGCGAGACACTGTCAAAGCTGGTACACAACCTTTTGATCGTCACGTTGTGACTTTCACTCGGTTTGTGAAACCTACTACGACTGTCCCGCTTGGTTCGCAGACCGACGTCTCCTTTACGATCAGGAATGATCCTAATGGGGTGCCGGCGGACGAAATCGATTTGTCCGAAGCTATGAGCTTTTACATGGTAAAAGCTGGTGGCATTGCTGCGATGCTGCTTGGCTGGCAGAGCTGATTTAGCTCTGACGGCACATTCAGGATCAAAGGCCGAATGGGACCTTACGGTCCTATCATTCATGTGAATGATTCGGAGTAATAGTACCTTTCAAGCCCACAGAAGCCTTACCTTGGAGAAGTCCAATGAAAGACTCTATGAGCTGTGATAGGTATGTTCGAGGACTATACGGTGCTATGTTTGTTGACATAGCAACACATTGTCCCGAGCTCCAAACAGACTGTGAGCGCGATTACAAGCGTTTGCTCTCTGGCATCGATAAGAGAGGCCTACATTTCGTTTTTGTAGACCTTCCTTCGTTTTCTAAGCATTTTGATCAATGCCTAGCAAACGAACGCCTAACTCTCTCGCGTTTGCCGCATTTTTCGGCATACAACAGGAGGACACTAATCCCGAAACTATTTAAGGGGTTGGTGTTACGCGTTTTCGATGATCTTGGAGTTTTGAGATCAGATCCCGATTTGCAAGCGATCAGAGCCATTCGACAGCTTTGTTTGGCTGTTAAAAGGTTCAAAGTCTCTTGCTCTGATTCATCAACTTGGGAACAAGTTAATGAGTTCTTCAGGATCGATGACGAAGTCATCCATGGTTCTCTTAATTGGAATCATGGCTGCTTTAGCTCTGATGGTTCTTGTGATCTTCAGTTTGGAGACCACTTACCTTCTGAGCCAGAAACTGAGCTTTTTAGAAGCTCGGAATCCGTCCGTCCCATTTCTATCGAATCAGAATTATGTCAATCCGTCCAATGGACGGCCGACATTATCTGTGCCGAATTCGGGAGGTTCAACCCTTCCGAGTGGGACGCTCGACATGGACCAGGTGCAGTCTCAGACATAAGGGGTTCGAGTATTTTTAAATATTCGTTCCCGAACTGGCCTGAGAAGCTTGAACATTCCTTTCCTATGGACGAGTTTGCTTTTGCAAATTCTGCCCATTGGCTTGAACATGTTCAGTCAGTCGAGTCTCATGAGTTCTTGCGAAATCATGAGCCTCCGTCGCGATTGTTAGCCGTGCCAAAGGAGTTCAGCAAGCCAAGGCTAATTGCCTCTGAGCCTGTTTCGCACCAATGGTGTCAGCAGATCATTCGTGATTATCTGACTTCTAGGATCAGCTACTCCTCTTTGAGGGATACTGTTCACATCCGTGACCAGTCCTTCAATCAGCGTGCTGCCCTGAAAGCATCCCTTGATGGTTCGCTCTCGACAATTGATTTGTCTAGCGCGTCCGATCGTATATCGTGCTGGCTTATAGAACGTTTGTTCCGTAAGCGTCCTGAGCTCTTGGATGCGTTTTACGCTTCTAGATCTCGTTGGATTACGCAGGATATAGACAAGAAATCTCCTAAGCATTCTAAACTTAGGAAATTCTCGACTCAGGGTTCTGCAGTTACCTTTCCGACCCAATCAATATTGTTCTCCGTTATAGCCATCGGGACTATCCTACATTGTAGGAACATTCCGGTTACTACGCGGAGTATTAAGAGGATTGGTCAGGAGGTCCTAGTCTTTGGTGACGATATTATCGTCCCCACTGACTGTGCGGACAAAGTTGTGGATGCGCTCCATTACTTTCGTTTGAAAGTAAATGCCGCTAAGACTTTCCGAACTGGTTTGTTTCGGGAGTCTTGTGGTTGTGACGCCTACGCCGGGGAAGATATCTCCCGGATCAGCATCACGAGCACTCCATCCGTGTCCAAACCCGAGAGCATTTTGTCGAGCGTCGATGTGCATAACAACCTCCTTAGAGGGGGTTGGGAGCATACCGCCGCATTCGTCAAAAGGACAGTCGACTCACTTAGGAGATTTTCCTTCAAGTGGGTGACAGAGCTCACGGGTGCTGTTGGCTGGCTCGATCTGTATGGCCGTTCCAACGATCACTTACGTAGTCGCTGGAATGAATCACTTCAGATCAAGGAAGTCGCATGTACTTTACCTTGCGGTAAACAACAGCGATCTCCAGTTGACAGCAACTCAATGATGCTTCAGTATTTTACTGAAGGTTCTCCATATCCCGAGTCTAGTGATAGACTCGGTATTGGCTCATTGAGGCACGCGCTGAAGTTAAGGCGCGTGTGGGTACCATTGCATTCTGCGATGGTTGGAGGGTTTGGCTTGAACTGGGCTTTAGCTCAGTAAAAGCTAACTTTCGAAGGGAACACTTAGCAGTGCTCCC